GCTCAATAAAAGGAACCCAAGAACGAACTTGAATATATTGTTTTACTCCCATAGTAGAACCATAGTTAGTAAAAACTCTATAGGTATTTTGACCAACTCCTTCTTTAAGAAGCTTCATAACTCCATCTAACATTGCTGTCGGATTAGGAAAATTAGGAAACTCAAACTCACTACCATAAACAGCGTGTACTAAGTGTTTAAGAATTTTACCTTGTTTCTGAATTTGTTCATCAACAGTAGCATAATCAGTAGCTTCTTTCACATACCAAAATGCAGTATTTACTTCACCTATTCCGTCATCATAAATTAGTTTATAATCAGGAGCATTATCTTTATCTTCTGCCGTTTTTCTCTTTAGAGAGATTTTTACATTTTCTACGATACCTGCCGTACCGTTGTTAAAAATTGAAACATTTGATCCTCCATTAAAGGAGTCATCATTTAAATTAATCATACTTTAAATTTTAAAAATTAATAATTATTACCATTGTTCATCTAAAGAAGGCTCTGCATCTTCAGAAATTACTTTATTTTCTACTACTACAGCTTCTTCTACTTCTTCTACCGAATTACTAGGAACTTCTGTCACTTCGTCTAAAACGACAGGTTCTTCTTTCACAATCGTTTCATTAGTATAAGAAACATACTTTAAGAAATTATTAGAACCTGCGATACCTTCTACTAAGTTAAAATGTAAATCATTTTCAACATTAGTATCCAATTCTAGGATTCTAGCAATGTACTCAAAAGTCCTCTTATCTCTTATACCATAACTTTTGTTTAGTATAAAAGTAGTCGGAGTAGCAGTATCAAAAGGAGCTACTACTATTTCATTGTTAGGCATAAAACCAAAAGCAATGTTAGTATTACCCCCTACTAAGTTTAAGGCAGCAATAGCTGCTTTATTAAACTGCAATTTTCTCCCTGCTCCCTTTTTATTAAGAGCACTCATTGTAATAACAGGAGTGTTATATTTTTCTTCCTTCTTTTTATTGAGGGAAGGAACTCCCCAATGTACTTGTTCCATATTATTTATTTTTATGGTTTATAATTAAATCCCGTAATAATCTTTGATAGCATCGCTAACAAGGACTAAATCATTATCTATTGCTTCTTCCTCAAACATCTCCATAGGAGTCTTGCAAGTATTAGCTCCAGAGTTCACAGTTCTAAAGATGTGCTTATTAGCTTTTCCAGGTGCTTTTTCTATATCTGCATATAACACTATAGAACTAAAGCTTTCTGGACAGAATTTCTCTAGCTGTTTACCTTGTACACTAATTCTCTCTCTTGCAAACCCATCCTCATCATAATGGGTTTCGGGATGACAAATAGCATAGACGATGATATCGTCACGTAGCTTCTCATTGATAGTATTTATCAAGTCATATTGTGATGCTGAAAATTTACCCCACTTCTCAAAACCTTTAGCAGATCTAAAATTGGGATGCATTACAGCGTCAGTCATAATCCTCGTCCATGTATCAACGATAACATATTTTATCTTGGGATTTTTGTGTGCTTCTTTCAACTTTTCCATAACGGAAGGCATGTCAGAAGACTTTACATAATTACCTTTGCTATCATTATACTTTTCATTGAACTTTTTGAAGGGTAACGCTTTCTGGTCTGTATTAATCCAGAGCGTTTCTTCGGGGTTTAAGTTCCTACCGGAGGTAGATTTCCCCATACCTGATTTTCCAACCAGGAAACATAATTGTGCCATAAATTTTTGATTTTTTGTTGTTTAACCTCTATATAAAGATACGAAAATTAGTCATTATTTCCTATCTGAATTTGTTGTTTCTACCTTGCCATAAGCCATGATTTTCCTTATTAAATTAGGGTTGTTTTCAAGATCCTTCGCAGGAGGAAGTTCCTTAAATTTACCTACTTCGCCTAGGAAGTGCATGCCTACAACTAGACCATCCATTCCGTCTCTATTTTTTAAAATATGATTGGAACGATATCGTCTTTGTAAAAGTGTAATAGGGTATCCCCTATGCTTTTCCATACCATATTTAAATGGATGAAAAAGTGCCATAACTGTGTTAGCATCTTCTTGAGTAGCACCAGTGTCTTTAAAATCAGACAGTTGAGGTTCTTGAGAATCATTTTCCTTACGGTCCATACCCTCTATGCCTCTATTAAACTGTGAAACTACTACAGGAGAAAACTTACACATGTTTCTAAAATATACTAATATTTTAGATGCTCTATCTATTGCTTTCTTTTTATTACCCTGGTCTTCTTTATTACCTTCTATTAGACCAATATGATCTATAATAACTAAAGTAATAAGAAAAGGGTCTTTGGGAATATACTGAATAACTATGTTATCATCGTTACGTACAAAAGTACCACGAGCTTCTGCATAGTCCATCAAGTCTTTATATAAATAATTAGGGCTCATACTGCTCCTAAAAAATAAAGTTCTTTTTTGCATTTCATCAAAGTAACCTTCATAAGTATCTAAAATATCTAGTACTTTTTTAGGAACCTTATGATTCCCTTTACTATATATTTGATTTACGTTAGTTAGTATACCGTGATCTTCCCAAATCTTTCGGGCAACAAATTTAGCTAATTTTACTGTGGGCTCTATTTCTAAAGAATAGTAGATTATCTCAAGTTTGTAAAAAGAGTCATTATTTTGTAAATAATCATAAGGATGAAACACATAAGCAGAATCGACTAAAGCAGTTTTACCTGTTCCAGTTGCTCCTCCTATAGTATCATATCTTCCTTGTTGAATGTTGCAGACATGCGTAGTGAGTCTATTAAACCCCATTGTTAGTCCTACATTATATCCCTTTTTACCTCTATCAATCTCTTTTTTTAAATTATCCCATACTCTTATTTCGTTCATAAGCTTCTTGTAATTCTTGGAATGTTTGTTTATATTTTTGCTGTCCTTCTTCGTCTAAACTAGAATACCAAGGAAGAAATTGACCACCATTAATTTTAAGAACGGTTTCTTTATCCACAGACTTAGCTGCCTCTTTCAACATTTTAAATCTTTCTAGTTTACTTTCCATAGATCTACATCCTTCGTATTGTCCATAAGGACCTTCCGTGAAGATTCTAGCAAATTCCATAACCAAAGCATCCGTCCATTTAAAGGATTCGTCTTTCGCCATTTTAATTATTTTTTACGGTGATTTTATTTTTGATTTTCTCTAAACAATATATCTCTTCTAACCAGATAGCAGTTTTCGTAGCATCTTCCTGTCTTTCTATAACAGAATATAAGTTATACATTCTATCTTCTATAGCTTTGCTCAAAGCATCGTGCTCTGTTTTAGACAGTTCTATGGTATCATTACTACTCATTTTCGATAATGTTTATTCTATTTAATCTATACCAATGTCCTATTTCTAGTTTATCCTTAGTCACAATGACTTCAATATCGCCAGTTTTAGGGTTATGCATGTGATATAAATTTACTTGTAATTCTGATACTACCTGATACTTAGAACAGTTTGTAAAGATTAACAAAGCAAATAATATTAACAGAATAAATTTCTTCATCTTCCTAAGTTAGTAAATTTTGAGTTAGTTTTTAGAATTAGGTCCATTATATTTCCAAACATATTCCGGACTTCCATACTCTCCAAGAACTTTATCTTCTGTTTTTAATAGATGACCAGTATACGTTAAGTTACTGATAGCTCTTCTGACAGAAGTTAGCGGCCATTTAAGACATTCTCTTCGTATTATCTTATTTACTTGAGAAGGTGAATACTTTTTTCCTTGTTTAAAAATTTCTAAAATAACACTTTCTTGCGATAAGGAAGTATCTATTGCCTTCTTTAATTTACTACCTGTTAAATTGGTAGTATTGTGATAGTTTTTTGCCATATCTTATTTTTTTTCGTTAAAAATTCTTATTTTATCTACTAGCCATTCAAAATCAGAATGTTTTCTAGTAGCCAGTAATCTGAAAGATATTTCATCAGCCAGTTTTCTATATTTTATTTCATTTTTTCTCTCCTTTCTTTTTTTATTAAAATAAATATTATCGAAGTATTTTATTAGTGTCAGTATTATATAGTTAAAATATCCTCTCATCTTCTTTTGGTTTTAAATTGTTGTTGTATTCCAATCAGCACCTTCTTTCCCAACAGTTTGTATAAATACTTCCCATTGTTCCCACAATGCATTATTCAAAACAGTCTCCATAGCAGGAAGATACTGAAGCTTACCAACTAATCGTTGTTTAGCTACAAATGCTTCAGTAGCTTTTACAGCCATTTCATGATCTTTTTTAGTTCTAACTTTTAGAAAATACTTTTTCTCATGTTTAATAGCTAACTGACTTTCAGGATTAGCAGCCCTTAAAACTCTATTATTATGTCTTATAGGGTAGGCGTTGTAAAATTCCCAGAAGTTGACCTTATCAGATCTAACTCCTAGCAATTTCCCAACATTAGACTTACTGATTGCTGTATCTTTAAACTTAGTTTTTTCAGTCAATAAATATTTAGTAGAAATAAGGCTATCCCTTATAAGAAGAGCCTCTTTCTTTCCAAATAATTTTTCGATTTTTGTAAACTGTTTATCATACAGCAATGCTAGTAAAACATATTGATTAGGAAGTATATTATTCCTAATTAGTCTATTCACATCTATGTTCATTGTTCTAAGTATTTAGTCATACCTAATATAAATAACATCCATAATGCAAATAAATAAAGACCATAAGCCTCTATGAATCGAATAATTTTGTTTCGCATGTTTCTTGTATTTTAAATTGATTAATAAATTCACTTAAAGTTAAATCAGTAATAAGGCTAGGATGTATATCTAATAAACGTTTACGCATCCATTTTTCTTCTTGCGTATTAGGACTATATAGATTTACAATAACAGCATGTTTACCATCCTGATATCTAACTACCCTTCCTAATTGCTGGATCATAGTACGTTTAGTCGAATTACTGCCTGCTATTATACCAATAGAACAATGAGGGACATTAAATCCCTCATTCAAAGCTTGGACAGAGCTCAAAAAACGAACCTTAGTCCTCTTATCTTTGAATCTTTTTATTACCTCAGTCTGCTCTTTCTTTTTAAGCTTACTATGAAAAGTCATAGAAATATCACCAAGCTTATCTTGGAGACTATCTGCAAATTCAGTAGTAGCACTGAATATAAGGCCATTCTTTTCAGGAAATAAATCTACAATGCTTTTGACAGCATTAATTTTGTTCGAATTATTCAAACAAACTTTCTTTCTACTTCTCATAGAGTTGTAGTAAGCAGCAGCTTGTCCAGCTAACTGTTTATTATCAGATTTAATCCATTCCTGAGCAGTACGAAAAGCTTCCGCTCCTCTGCCTAATTGTGCAGCAAAATGCTTAAAAGAATTATCAGCTTTCTTATATAATAATAATTCTTCAGATGTTAGGTTAACGGCAACGTTATACACCCTATAAGGACTTATCCAACCTTCATCTAGAGCCTCATTAACACTAATTTCATCAAACACAGATAAATACTGTAATATTATAGTATGAAAGCCATCCTCTCTTTCAAGAGTAGCTGTCAGCCCCATAATAAACTTATAAGATGCTTTTTCGAAAATCTTTCTAAAAGTATCTGCAGCATATCTATGTATTTCATCCAGTATTAAGAAATCTACATTATGTTGGTGTTTAATAGCAGTATTAATTACTAATACTTCTGCTATTTTAATTTTGCTTTTTGAAAGCTCTTGTTCCCATTGCTTTTTCAGTTCTATTAGAACGAGCCATTAATACCCCAACTGGTATTCCTATAAGCATACATATAATTACACATACAGTTATAATAGCAACAGTCGCCATTGTATCTTTCCACATACCAAAATAGCCAATAAGGAAAAAAGATACTGCTGTTCCAAGAACAAGCTTCCAATTTTTTGATGCAAGCCATGTTAAGCCGCAAATTATACCTATGATTATCACCCAAGTAGAATTAATTAATAACTTTTCTAACCAAACTAAAAAATATAATAGTGGGTCAAAAAAAGCTTCTATGCCATCTCCATATGCTCTAGAAAAATCTCTAAAAGCAAAATCTACTGATTTTCTGAATTCCATTAGAGCTTGACGCTCCATTACTGGAAATTTAGATAAAAATTCCATTTAATTCCTATAATAAATAACGAGCCTAAAATTAAATAGGCTCGTTAAATATATTATATTTTAAAGACCAGCTTTAATTTTTTTCTTAGCAGATGAAGATACCCATTTACTCCATAGGCTTTCATGCTTTTTCAAAAACTCAACTGCTGCGTCTGAACCTTTTGCTTGATTGTCTGCCATGTATACAAGCATTCCGTTCATAATA